GTGTATCCTTCACCACGTACCAGGCGTTTCAGTTCAGCAGCTGCCTTGACAATGCTGACGGACGAAGAATACATACCTGCTTCAAGGGTACGGTTAGGAATGGCGTACTCGTTCCACATCGGCACAAAGATGAACTCGGTCGATGTGAAGATCTCAGGGAAAATGGCAGCCCATTCCTCTTTGGTATGGGTGCTGTTCTCCAGGATATGGTCACGGATCGCTTCCTTGATAGAGTCGACGTTACGACCAGCGATACCGTAGATCACAAGAGACCAGTAGGTAGCGATTCGAAGATCCACATCGGTCGGATCAATCGGGTCGAACCACTCGAACATCTCACTCTGGAGATACGTATCTGGATACCCTTCTTTCGCAGCCTGGATCAACGCTATGGTTTCATCAGGGGTACGTTCTGCCAATGCTGCTTTGACAGCTGCACGGCCCATGAAAAACACATCGAGTTCATCGGTAGGGCCGACAACTTCGATCTGGTATTCATCGAACTGCTGCTCGAACTGTTCGGTGGCGTACCAGATGGTGTATTGAATCTCGTCGTCGGCAATGTCACGAATCTGGATAACACCAGGCATCCAGACATTCGACTGAGCCTCCACCATGGTCCCTACAGACCAGATGGCATATTGAGACCCGAATTGCTGAATGAATGCTGTACGGAAGGATTCGATGGACGAGTTGAAGGCACCTGCCATCGCTCGTTCGAGTGCCCACTTATTGATGAGCAGGAGCTTTGCGACCAGGACAGGGTCGGCTTGAACGGCCTCGCTGTCTTTAGTAGTCGAAAACACCACCATGGAGTGTCCCGGTGTGGCTGCCGACGTCAAATATTCCTTTTCACGCGAATAGGTGAGTGCCATGGGCGAGAGTTCACCCACCGGAGCGACTACGGCACGCGTGTTGTCGATCAGCGCGGCAATCTGACCAAACGCCTTGAGTTTATACATATTTGTCTCCGGTGTAATTGCCACGTAAACTATGACAATGTTAAAAATAACAAGAAACGTCCATACCATTCCGGTAATAGGGTGCCACGAGAAGCCATGGGATCAGTAACGCTGTTTAAGATGCTGAAAGCGCTGGCTCTCTTTCTCCGAGAGATGTGGCTACGCGATCGGACGTTCAGACAGTTTGTACATGAGAATCTGCCTTTAATCTTCACAAGCACAGGCTTTGTGGTGATGGCTGCGTTGTTCTTCCATGTGATCCTGATTGTTAAAGATCAGGAGAAGACCATTGAAGACCTGACTCGATCACAAACTGATCTGCGTCAACAAATTGATGAAAAAGTACCATATCTAACCGATCAGCTTGCCTGGTACAAAGAGAAGTATTACGACCTTAAGGCCGGAACCGGGCAACAAAACGTTAAGGAAGAAAGGGCTAGTACTAAACCAGTTCAGCCAAAACCACTTCCAGCACCTCGCCAGAAACCTGAGAATCCGCCGGTTTCTAATCGACCACCGTCCAGCGATATGGTTGAACGCTGGAGAAGACTTAGCGAATAGGTCTATATCATGAAAAAACCAGGAATACTAACAGGGAGTCGTTTCTTCGCCGTTATGTGGATTGGTGTCGCTCTAGGATCGTGCACGGTTGTGCAGAACATCGATAGCAGGTCGAATAACTTCTATTCGCTATCTGCAGCGCAGACATCTGATGACTGTGGTGAATTCAAGCGACAGATCCGTCTAGGACACAATAAGCCAATATTCCCAAGGGTGGACATCACTCAGCTCGCCCCCGACGAAGTCAATGATGTCCTTCTTACCTACGCCGAGAAACTCAAGACATACATTCACAACGAAGAGACGTACGTGAACGAAGATATCCTTCAGTACAACTCCAAGTGCCAGAAACTGGTCAATGAGTTTTTCAAAATGGACTCTACATATCCCATGGGAATGGGAGATGTATTGTTTTCTAATAAGGTACAATGATGTCTGAGTTGAAGGATAACACCGTATCAGTCAGCTACAACGGGGTCTTGTATGCTGACGGAGGCTTTTACAGCACAGAACGTGCTGGTGGATGGGGTTTGCACGGATACGTGTTCTCTCCAGAAGCCTCACCGGAAAGTAACAAAGGCAGTGGTGTACCGGGTTCTACTCCGACCGTTAATGGTTATTCTGACAGTAAAGATGAAACCAAAGCGGTTGTGATCAAGAACTACGTCGATAGTTTTGGTGGTGTACCGGGTGCCGGAAGCAATAACCATACCGAACTATTGGCGGCCAAAGAAGCATTGACTTATGCTCTCGATAAAGGTCTGAGTCATACGCTTATTTATTCCGATTCGAAGTACGTGGTCAATGGTATCAATCAGTATCTTGATCGCTGGAAACAAACCGGCTGGCGTAACCGCGATGGCGACGAGATTTCCAATCGTAAGGATTGGGAGGCAGTCGATTCATTGCTGAGTCGTCTCCGTGACGCCAACAACCAGGTAACACTGACGTGGATCAAGGGGCACAACGGCCATATCGGAAACGAGAAGGCTGACCAATGGGCCAGTAAAGGCAATTGCATTGGCTTGAACGACCTCTCGGTTACCTATAAATTCGAAGAGCAGCCCGAAGGGTACTGGAAGAGCACTGTGAACTACAATCGCATGCTTGATCAACCTAAGTGGTATTTCAGTTCTGACAAGACCGACCGACAGTTCGACAAGGATGGCCGCCACATCTACTGGACAGGACAGCACGGCGACGACGAAGACGTAGCCAAGCCCCAATCCGACAGCAGTAACGCGGTTTTATTCTTAAAAGAACCAATCGATGTTCTCGAGAGAGTCCGTGATCATTTCGTGAAGAAGGATGATATCCAGGTAGGCCATCTGTACATCGGCGCCATGCGTACGCTGACCAATGCAGCGGTCACCGAAGACATCATTCGGTTTGGCTTGGGTGTCTTCAAAGGCAACAAAGCTAACCATAGCCTTCAGACGGACAAACGTGCTCAGTTGATTCATCATGCGACCCCGACAGGTCTCTACTTTTACAACGTAGATAACCTCTCTGCCATGACGACCATTCTGAAACAGTATCTCGATGGGGATAAGTCCATCATTTCCACCGACCTGACAGACCTACTCTATGAGTCGATCGAGAAGAAGGGGAAAGTGACTCGCAAACTTCGTAAGGAAATCACCAACACGGTGAAACACCTCGACGTAAGCGTTAACTTCAATACCGCTGTAGCTCGTGAACTCAGGGCGATGACTGTAGTACCATTCAGTAAGACGAAAGTCAGGCTGATCATGGGCTCAGACATCATTGGTCGAAATGCGCTGTCGGCACTCGCTGATGTTGTTAAGCGAGTGGAAGTCCTGACCTGGCGTGAATCTGATTCGGTCTTCCGTTACGCTACTGTAATTGAGACTGATGACGATATAGGTCTTTGGACTAATCCGTTCGGCAACTTCAAACTCGTGAAATAAAAAGGGCTCGGTTTATGTACCGATCTGTTGCGATAAACCAATCTCACGGTTTCTGGCAAACCTGCAAGCGAACACTGTTTGTAGCGAGCCTGTACTTCCGTCTGATCCGTAACTACGACCCTGACGAGTCTCTCCTGGCAGAATTCAATCGCCTGTTCTACCTGGTCAACGACCCACGGTCATTAACGTTGCCAGCGATGGCCGCCAAAATGCTGTGGAAAGATAGAATGGTGGATAAGGTGGTAGAGGCCTGTGAGCGTAGAGAGTACAAGCAAGCGGTGGAGTATGTGTACGGCAGGATACCAAGATGGTTACGGTATCTGGACCGTGAGACTATGCTCCGAGACGTCGAGCAAGTACTTCGTCAGTCTTACCAGCATCACGAGCAAACCGTCTGAGACGACATAGATGGGAGGGACAGGTGCCCTCCCATCATCTATGTCGCTGGCCTTATTTTTTCAGCATCTTCACGGAGTCTTTGAGGGACTCGGAGAACTGACGGATGCGGAACAGTAGGACACCATAAGCTTCCATTTCGCGGGCCAGTTCCAGGGTGATATCGATCAGTTCCTGAAGTGCGGCCTTGGAGATGGAGTCTTTACCTTCAGCCATCGGTACGATGGTGTTGGCAAGTTGCATGGTGCGGTCGATCGCTTCCAGTACCTTGCTAGCCGGATGGGCTTTGTCAAGGGCGATGGCATCGTTGACGTTGTTATGTACCTGAGGAATGTCAGCAGTTCGTTCAACAACAGCACCCAGGGTACGAGTGATGTGGTTACTACGGCCGTCAAAGAAGGTCTTGCCGATGTAACGCATGGCTTCGTCGAGACCCATGTTGGTCTGACCGCTATGACCTACGCCGGAAAGGGCCTTGAGAAGCTCAGGATCGTTGATCAGTCGACCCAACGTATCATTGAACGACCGGATCACGAACTCGCTCTTAGACGCCTTCTGCATGGCTTCCTTAAGACAGGCGCTGTAAGGCAGCCATTGACCAATGAAACCTTCAGGTACGACGATCTCTTTCGTGGCAGATTGAACGTAACCGTAGTGGGAAACCACGCTGTTCATGTCACCGCTGGCAACCTTGAAGGAGGCCAGAGCTTCGAACTTCACTTTCTTGAAGAACTGACCTGCTTGATCCATGAACTGGTTAAAGCGGCGCTTCGGATCGAAGTTCAGAGCACCGATGGCCAGACCTTCCATGGAGATTACTCGAGCGAGATTCTCCAGGTCTTCCAGGGATGCGGTGGCAAAATTGTCGGATGTGTCGATGCTCATTTAAAAGCTCCGTGTTAAAAGAAAGATGTTTTTCATATCGTTTGCGTAATAACTTACACTCCATCATGGTAAAGAGGCATCATGTCTAATCCATTCGCAAAATTCAAGAAGGCGCCTTCCATCCGTCCCATGTGGAACATCGGTGCTCTCTTTGATATCCAGACAGGCAAGTATTACAAAGGTAAGCATGGCGAATCGATCCTGTGTGGTGGTCTGAACCACTTCACTGGTGTTGCTGGCCTACCCAACATGTTCAAGACAGTGATTTCTCTGTTCCAAGAAGGTTCGGTCATGAACCGAGTCTCCCTGGCCATTATGATGGCGCATGACTCAGAGAATACGCTTTCTCCAGGCCGTATCCATAACGTCTTCCGTCAATTCCCCGAGCTGTTTGGTAAAGATCTGGTGGAAGAAGGTCGTATGTTGTTCACCGATGCCAACACATATACCGGTAACGGTTGGTGGAATGCCATGCGTGAATACGCCGATGATCGACGTGCTGACAAATCAATCTTGATCACCACCCCGTTCATGGATGAGACTTCTGGCGAACTGATCAAGATTCCATCCCCGACACTCGTCTTCCTCGACTCTCTGTCAGGCCTACAGACCGAAGGAGTCATGGACATGTACGAGAAGGGCGACGTCGGTGGTAAAGAATTGAACATGGTCGCCATGAAAGGCGCTGGTGCGAAGAGTCAGCTGATCGACCAGGTAACTGGTGTGACCGGTGGTTCTGGCGTGCATTTCCTGATGACTGCTCACGTCGGTCAGGAATACCAGCTCGACATGTACAAGCCGAACGTCAAGAAACTCAAGTTCCTCAAAGGCGACCTCAAGCTCAAGAAGGTGCCGGAAAACTTCAGCTTCCTAACTGCGAACTGCTGGTACTGTGTATCCCTCGTTCCGATGATCGATGGTGATAAGTTGCCTGAGTTCCCGCGTGACGATGAAGACGATCTGAAAGGCGATACCGACCTGATCTGCATCACGCTGGTCAACCTGCGTGGTAAGTCGGGGCCGTCGGGTATCCCGTTCGAAGTGGTAGTCTCTCAGTCCGAAGGTCTCAAACCCTCGCTGACCGAGTTTGTGTACTGCAAGGGCTTCGACTACTACGGTATCTCCGACAAGGACGGTAACAAGGCGAAAGGCAAGCCTAACTTCCGTCTGGATATCCATCCGTCGGTGAACCTAACCCGTAAATCGATCCGTCGTCTGATGGAAACGGATTCTCGCCTGCAGCGTGCCATGAACATCACGGCTGAGATGTGCATGATGGCTAACCTCTGGCATGACCTGCCGGAAGGCCTCCTGTGCTCCCCTCGTGAACTGTACGAGGATATTGCTGCTCATGGTTATGACTGGGAACT